ATTACGGCCAGCCTGCGGAGGGTGACGCCACATTCGAGGTGGCAGCTGGAGATTTTGATTTGCGCGGCTTTGAAGTTACGAATTCATCTCTCTTTGATGCGAACAAAAGACCGTATGTCTTATTTCAGAGCAAACAAATCAAGTTCAGCACAGATTGCGTCAGGCAGTTTGGGAAGGACAACAAAGTTGAACTGCTGATCCATCCGGGATTGCGGAAGCTCGCTGTTCGTCGCGCCTCTAAGGATTCTCGCCAGTGCGTACAGTGGTCAAGACCTGACGATGGAAAATACTATGCCAAAGAGATACCATGTACCGCATTTGGTGGAACCCTATTCGAACTGCTCGATTGGGAAACCGATTTTAAGTTCAGGGCCTATGGTAGACTCCTCCAAAACGAAGGGGATTCGGTGTTCCTATTTGATTTGAGTGAACCCGAGATTTTTATCCAGTCCTATCTCATGACGGGGACAGATTCTCCCATCAGCGGCAATGGTGAGCTTTCTCCTCTTTCCGTATCAGGAAAGCGTGTTCGGGCAGTTCCGAAGAAACTGGCAGACAGGTTTGGGAGTGACTTTTATTCTCACAGACTTACCTCATCTTCACCAGAATTACAAAGTGAAGATGCATGGAAGCTTTGGCTGGAAGGCCAACTCTTTGAAACCGGTGAGAAGCTTCAAGTCACCAAGTTTGATGAAATGCAGCGATTCATAGCAGAGCAATTAGCCCCCATAAAGCAGAAGGAAGAGGTGGATTTTAATGCCTGAAAAAAACAATATTCCAATCTTTCGGAATCTTGATGGAGTGTACTACCGCGTGGTTCGTGATGGTATACATGTCAACAGATGCTTTTCTGATTTGTCCGAAGCCGAGCAGGATGTGATCATGGCAGGGTATAACACGGAACAACTCAGACGGCTTTGTCGCTATCTCAGCATGAGCCTACGCCAGATTGGAGATGCGCTGGATCTTGTCAGAGACGAATGAAAGGAGAGCAGAATGGAAGTAGAGAATCAGGTTTCTTTCATCTCACCGATGCTGCAGAATACTCAATTCGGTAATGTCGATGATGAAACTACCATTACCTTTAAGGAGGATGCGGACACGCCAATGACAATCGACGCATCGGCACCAGGCGATGTGATCGAACTTAGTGACGACTTCGATTTTGATGGGTATCAGGTGGTTCGTAGGGAGTTCTTCGCTCATACTTTCGAGCCGTCTATCACCTTCAACAATTACAAAGTTTATGTCAATACTGCTTGCTTGAACAAGTTTCCCCATGCAGACTGTGTCCAACTCTTGATCAATCGAGAGTCGCACATTCTTGCGCTACGCCCTTGCGCCGAGTCAGAGCGAGACGCATTCGCGTGGTGCAACACATCTGGTGGGAAGAGGCGGCCCCGTCAGGTGACGGGTAAGTTCTTCTTTGCAAAGCTCTTTGAGCTGATGGACTGGAATATTGATTACAGGTACAAGCTGATTGGCAAGGTCATCCATGCTAATGATGAGTATCTGATTGTATTCGACTTGAACGCCTCCGAGATTTATCAGCGTATTGCAAAAGACGGAGGCAAGCCCAAGACTGCGCGTACACCTGTATTCCCAGCCGGTTGGAAGGATCAGTTCGGTTTGCCCTATCGTGAACACCAGAAATCTCTGCAGATCAATATCTTTGACGGATACGCGATTTATGGAATCAAGGATAGCTCTGTATCCTCCACGGCATCCGTGGAAAATGTCACATCAGTCCATACCGCATATCAACCAGAGGTACCTGTGCAGGAGGGGAGTGTAAATGGGTAGTACGGATAACAGCGCGATCATGACCATTGACTTAAAGTGGAATCGCTTTCGCATACATAAGTCCACCCTGAACAAAATGGGGAATCCGCAATATGTTCAATTTCTGGTCAATCCAGAAGAAATGTTCATTGCTGTACTTGGCTCAGATCGGCCCCTCGCTGGTGGCACCTCCAACCGAGTGAAGTTGGTTCAAACATCACGCCATTATTCTATTGAGTTCTACAGTAATACACTCCTGTGTGCTTTGGTCAACATGATCGGTACTCTCGACTTCCAATACAGTTATCGTATGAGCGGAGAGGTGGATGTTGCAAACAGAGTAGCCTATTTCTCCATGAAAACCTTAAAGAAAAATGAGAGGAGACCTCCCAGCGATGGATAAAGGATTTGCGGTGTTGGAGATCGACCCGGAATTTAAGACGCTCATTCGACCTTTACGGAAAGATGAGTATCTTCAACTCGAAGTAAATCTTGCAGTAGACGGTTGCAGAGAGCCGATCATCACATGGAATAACATCATTGTTGATGGTCATAACCGTTACGAGATATGCAATCGACTTCACATTCCCTATGCTATACGAGAGATGCCATTTGAGAACCGAGAGCAAGCGATTGTCTGGATCTGCAGCAATCAGCTCGGCCGCCGAAATATCACGGAGGAAACCAGACGATATCTCATTGGAAAGCAGTATGAACTTGAGAAAGTAGCGCGTAAGCATCCGCCCAACATCAATGGGTTCAACCAGTATAAGCGGAGAAACAAGGGTGAGCGAGGCGATACTTTTCGGCGCACAGCCCAGAAGTTCAGCGCTCAATACAATGTATCTACTGGATCTGTGCAGAAGTATGCGATCTTCAGTAAGGCATTAGACGTTGTTGGACAGGCAGACCCCGAACTTCCTGGCAAAGTGCTTTCTGGCACTTTCAAAATATCTCACGAGAACCTTGTGGCCCTTTCGAAAATGCCGCCGGAAGAGATCAGGCGAATTGGGTCAAAACCTGAGGACCTGCAACACCCCTTCACCAGTTATAGTGATACGCGAAAAGAATTTGCTGATACAGATGAGGAGCCAGTTGAATCTATGCAGGAAACTTTACCTCTTATCAAAATTCCCCCTATGCACGACCCGGATGCCGAAATCGCCGGTTTGACTCTGACCGTTCCGTCATGGGTCAGTTCCATCGAGCGAGCCAGAAACAATGCGGATATGAACGCCGCTTCAACGAGTGCAAAAAGCAAACTTGAGGAGGCGCTGTTGTCGCTACAGGAGAAGGTGTCCGAGATGCTCTCAGAAATCAGGGAGGTAGACTAATGCAAGACTTCAGCAGATTTGTTCCGAATGTCCACTTCGAGCAGATCCCGATCAAAAATCTCGTTTCTAATCAGGAATACCAGCGGCCATTGTCTCAGGCTCAGGTTGAAAAAGCCATCGAGGATTTCGACCTGAACCAAATCAACCCGGTAAAGGTGAGCCGCCGTGATGGTGTCAACTATGTCTTTAATGGTCAGCACACCATAGAGATCGTTGCTACTGTATCCGGTTCGCGGGAGACTCCTGTTTGGTGCATGATTTATGACAGCTTAGATTACAAGAACGAAGCAGACATTTTTGCAAATCAGATGAAGCATGTGCGCCCATTGAAGCCTTATGAGATATTCATGGCTAATATCGAAGCAGGAAATGAGCAGCAGCTTGTTATTAAGCGGCTCGTTGAATCCTATTCTCTTTCTATTGGGCCGACCAAAGCATATGGCGTGATCTGTGCGGTTGCCACGCTGGAGCGGATCTACACCAAATATGGTTACCATGTGCTTGACCGAACTTTGCGGCTCTGCGTTGGTACATGGGAGGGGGATATCGACTCTCTGGGGGCAAATGTATTAGCCGGTGTTGCGAGAATGGTCGTAGCATTTGGTGACCAGCTTCGTGACGAAACCTTTAAGGAGAGGGTTGGCTTCATGTCTGTTCGGCAGTTGTCTCGCATCGCTAAAGAGCGTGGAGCAGGGTCTCTTTGCTACGCCGAAGCTATGCTCGTTGCTTATAACCGAAAATGCAAATATACCTTGCGAATGACGAAGCTGCATTCTGGGAAGGTTGCTGCGGAAGATGACTTTGTAGAGGAAAACGAAGAACCCCTTGCAGACGATCCTGTCCTTGAGGAATAGCACACGCGGAATGCTCTTTGGCTTGTGACTGGCAAAAAAAGATCCCCCTTGCTCGAAGGGAGATCTGATGGTGAATCAAGCTGTGTTATTCAAGAGCCAGCGAGAAGGCCGGCCGCATATATTCCTGTGCGCTCCGGCTTAATCCGCATTCTGCTGCCAGACGATTCCAGTTATCACGGACGGTTTTCAGGACATCCGCTGCCATAGCCGCTGCGTCCTTGGTGCTGATCTCACAATACGGAGCGATCTCCAGCGCAAGGTCGAGGGAGATCGTTGCATCGTCCTCATTTACGCAGAGGGACAGCTCGTCACCCTCCGGGACGGGGTTTACATCGTACAAGGGTGAGAGATGCCAGCCATCCGCCTTGAGGATAAAGCCGTGGTTTCTCATGTGGTCATCCGTATTGGAAACAGCCATATTGAACACGATCCGCTTCCATAGCTCCGTCAAATCTCTCTTGGGAGCAGCGCCGTTGGCCTTGATAAAGGACACCAGCTCAAGATAACTGGAGCCGTCCGCAGCCGATGCCCCATCCGTTTTTCCGAGCATTGTCATGGCGGATGCGAAATGAATCCGCGCAGCACCATTCCGGTCAAACCTTCGTACAAGGAAGGTGCTTCCGTACTTGGAGAAGTCGATCAGCATGGACTCGGGAACATCCAAGCCGCAAAGTCTTGCAAGGTCATGGGTGACCTTTTCCCATGCGCCCACGTTAACATCATCGTGCTTGGACGGAAACTTGGCGATCCACAGATTTCCGCTTGTGTCCAGAACGGTGGCCTTCGGACGAGCGCCACCCAGCGAGGAACCGGGCTTGATGAGCTGATTGATCCATTTCTGTTCGAGACCGGACTCATCGTTTTCAAATTGACGGGAGGCTTCCTCCAGCGTTCGCAAGCTGGTCCAGGGAGGCGTCGGGGTTTTTGAATCATCCGAAAGGAACGGGCCGTCTTTGTCCAGCTTGAAGCGGATCGCGCCCATCCGAGTCTCGTCGTAGACGCCCATCAGGAAGTCGCTGTCTAAGAGCTTTCGAGGCTTCCGGTCTTCCTGCTCCGCCAATATTCTTTCTCTGCGCGTCATCAGCAGGCGGCCCCAGCGGTCGGGGGAAGAGTCGGCGAAAAGACCGAACACATTTTTTGCACCGGTGGGATACTGCCGCCCGGCATACAGTTGAAGATCCGGGTCGAGATACATGTAGTTTGCGCTGCTTTTTAACCAGTCAGCATCATACTCAAAGGAGTAGCTCTCCCGGCCACGGACATTCTCCACGAAGAGAGTCCCCAGGAAGTTTGGCGTTGTAGATCTGAAGCTCTCATAGACATAAATTACTTTTTGGTTTGACGCCACGGTCAATCACCTCCGTTTCGTGGTGCTCTCTTGCGCGTGGTAAGTTCAAGGTCTTGGAGTTTACGCCCCAGCTCATCATCCTTTGCAACGAGCAGAAGGTCTTTATCCATATTGTTCAGCGCGTGCAGAACTGCGGCATAGATCCCAATCGCGACAGAGGGGTTTCCCTTTTCAACATTCCACACTGTGGCTCGGCTCACACCAGCTCTTTCCGCGACCAATTCGGCAGACAGATGCCGCCGTAATCTGGCAAGTTTGATCTGTTCTCCCAGCTGTTCTAAAATCGCCTGCGTCTGCGGCAGCACAGCAACACTCTTTCGTCCCATTCTGCACACCACCTCCACATCATCTTTGTGCTTGTTATTATAGACGATACATCTATAATTGTCAATAAATAAAGACATTAAAAGGTGGCGCGTCTGCGATTATCCCATACTTCATTGTGTGCTGACTACCTTACCGATATGCATCCGGCCTTATGCCTGATTGGGGGGATTCTATGGAAGTAATCATTCATTTGCCGTGCTCAACGGAAGGTCAGGAAGATCTTTCCAAGCGTGTTGCAACTGTCCATGCACAGTTGATTTATAATTACATCTCAAGATTGGAGTGTTCAACAGAGCAAAAGGTCGCCCTTCTCGATGCGATTCAGAAGAACATCCACGATGAAATAAAGAAAGAGAAAGAGGGATGCTCCCTCAAACTCCTACGCTTAGACGGATTCTTCGACAAGGTATCCGCCACCGAAGATGATTTCCAACTTGCCGCCAGGATAGACCTTGATGCATTCTACCATCTGACGGACGATGGAGTCGTCGTACTCCATGCATTTGCTTTCTCTTTCTGAGATGATAGCTTGAATCTGCTCGAGACGGTTCTGCTCACCGTTATCCTTGGCGGTGCTTTCCTGAATGGCTGCTATACGCTGCTTAAGGAGTTCTGTTTCCTGCGACAGTGTCATGAACTCGCTTTCGTGGGCCTCGATACCATCGCCAGAACTGACACTCTCATTGACAAGGGCCAGCATCTTATTGTTTAAGGCTTCGATCTTTCGCTCCAACATATCTACTTCTTCCGGATCTCCATTAAGGCCGAGGGCTTCGCTGATGGTCGCTCTCATGAGTGCCTTATAGGTGGCGTTATCTTGCTCGTTAAACTTGTTGACCGCTCGAACGATGGCCTCCTGTAGCTTGTCCTCCATAATGGTGGGGGAATCGCTGCAGTATTTCTTGCCGTAGTCCAGTCGGCTGATGCAGCGCCACACGATGCGCTTGGTACCATTTCTTGACCATGTCACGCGGCGGTAACAGGTACCGCAGTTGCCACAGATGAGCACATCGGTCAGGGCGTAGCGGGAATACTTTCCGGTGGATGTGATGGAGCTCTTTGCAGATCCTGGCGTTTTTGTTTTTCGCCTAGCCAGTTCTTCCTGAACCTTGTTGAAGGTCACTCTGTCGATGATGGCTGGATGGTTATTCTGAACATAGTACATTGGAGCTTCTCCGGTGTTCTTCTTCCGCTTCTTTTCGATGCAGTCAACGGTGACGGATTTTTGCAGAATCACATCTCCGCAGTATCGCTCGTTGGAGAGCATATTCATGATCATGCCCTTGCTAAAGCTGATGGCTTTGCCGGGGACATCATAGTTCTCAGCCTGCATCATCTTGGAGATTTTATCCACGGTTTCCCCAGCCAGATAGAGGTTGAAGATGCGTTCCACGATGACCGCTTCGCTCGGTACGATCTCCGGCTCACCGTCAGCGCCCTTTCTATAGCCAAGAAACCGCTTGTACATAAACACTGGGGTTCCTTCCTCGAACTTCTTGCGGACGCTCCATGTGATATTTTTGCTGATGCTCTCGGATTCAGACTGTGCGAAGCCCGCATAGATGACCAGATACAGTTCGCTGTCTGTCTTGAGTGTATCGATCTGCTGCTCCTCAAAGTAGACACCGATGCCTTTGGACTTGAGCATTCGGACATAGTCAAGGCAGTCCACCGTATTTCTCGCAAAGCGGGATACGGATTTGGTGATGATGTAATCGATCTTTCCAGCCAGACAGTCGTTGATCATTTTGTTGAACTCAGGCCGCTTGTCGGCTCTTGTGCCGGATTTACCCTCATCAGCGAACAGACCTGCGAAGCACCAGTCTTTGCGGCTGGCGATCATCTCGGTGTACACCTTCTTTTGGTTGGCGTAGGAGACGAGCTGCTCTTCGCTGTCTGTCGAGACACGGCAGTATGCGGCAACCTTCTTCTGCCTGTATTTTTCTTTGTCTACTGTCATGGAGCGTTTTGGCTCTATGACAGTGACGATTTTCTTAGGGACTTTCGTTACTTCCATCGTCCAGCGTGACCTCCGTTTCTGTCTTAGTATGAAGCACCACTCTGCCTTGTTCGCCGAGCGTGATGTATGAGGCGAGGGCGGTGAAGTAATCTCGATTAAATTCATCCTGTGTGGCCATCGCATGTGCCAGTTTCCTTGCGAGCGATACTGTGAGGTTCAACTTGGCATTGCTTTGCTCGTACATCAGCGCTGCCATCTCGATGGTCTTTTCAATGATGTACTCCTCGTTTGGAGCGTCACGCTCCAGCTCCAGGGCGATATCGTTTCCTACCTTAGTGACCTTCGCGTCTGGTTCATACCGTTTCCTGGGCTTCGGCTGGAGCAGATGGTCATTGAGGATGACCCGATTCATGAGGACTGTAATGGTTTCGAGGAGTTGGGTATCGCTGATGCGGACTCTGATGCCGCAGTCATCGTTAGTGCAGTTCCAGCTCTCTCGAATGCGATGCTTCATACTGACACGACGCTTCATTGGCTGACCGCAGTTGTCGCACCGAACGAAGTCACGGAGCAGGTCGATGGCATCGTTTTCCTTTTCGCAGGTATTGCGCTGCCGCGCCGTTTTCAGGCTGACTGCCGCTTCATACATATCTTCATCTATGATGGGGTCGTATTCTTCAGTCCCAACATATTTAGCGTTGTCGATGATTCTTGCGATACGGGCTTTATCCCATGTGGTGGTCTTTTGTGTATATGGGATCTGGCGGCTGGTCAGTTCTTCCGCGATTGCTTTGAGAGAAGCGCCATTCAGATATGCCTTAAAGATATCTCGGATGACTTCAGCTTCCTCAGTGGATATGACCGTCCTGCCATTTCGCATCGTGTACCCGTATGGGATGTACCGTATCTTTTTCATGGTCGCCTCCTATATGCGTTCTCTGAATCGAAGCCCGCCAAGGAGTTCTACGGACATTTCGTCCTCTTTATTGATTTGGATGGACTTCACAATTTCCAGAAAGAGTTTCTCATCGAATGCTTCAAGGGGTTCTTCCTGCTCGAAGATGAGCATCTTCAGCTTCCTGACTTCTTCCAGCATGGTGGCAGCTTTCGAATTAAACTTTTCCTGCCTGACATCCTTGAGCTTTGCCAGCTCTGCGCCGATCTCGTTGGCTTGCGCCTGATAGACTTCAGGGGCGAGGTATCCCTTGGAGCGGAGCTGTTCAAGCATGAGCAGTTTCGCATTCAACTCAGCGATGCTCTTGCTTAAATCACGCGCAGCCAGATTGTTTCGCTTCATAGCTGCCAGTGTCATCTCCAGCCGGCTGATGACCTGTCCGAGAATGTTATCTTCAGAGAACCGCAGTTTGTTCACCATGGAGATGAAGCCGTCGTAGATTCTTTCTTCGCTGTAGTAGTTGGAATCGCAGGCCATGCTGTCATCTTTGTGAAGAGAGCATACCCACTTCACAGTCCCCGACACGATTCTTCGCCTATAGAAAGAGCCACACTCAGAACACTGAATGCGGCTCGTAAGCGGATAGATATTTTGTGTTGTTGCTTTGGCGAAGACATCCTTGCGCTTTTCAATAAGGGTCTGAGCGGCATCGAATACATCCTTTTCGACGATGCCGGGGTGGGTACCCTTTGCGTAGAAGCGATCTTCCTGTCCACGATTGGGGTGTTGGTTGAAGGGAACGGTGGTTTCTCGGTAGGTCTTTTGATAAAAGCTGTCGCCGATGTACCTTTCGTTCTTCAGAATATATGCCACGCGACTTGGTCGCCAGATTTCCTTTCCGGCCTTGGTAGGGATGTTGAGTTTGTTCAGCTCTCTTGCAATCTCACTTGTGGAGAAGCCCTGCAAGTACAGAGCGAAGATATTCCGCACAATGCCTGCTTCCGGCTCGTACACGGTCAACATCTTATCGACTAACCGGTATCCGTAAGGGGCGTTGCTGTCCACATACTCGCCAAGTTCCATGCGTTTGACGATTGAGAGACGCTGGTTCATAGAGATGGACTGCGATTCCTCCTGCGCCAGAGCAGAGAAGGTATTAAGAAGCATCTCGTCACCCATAGAGAGCGTTGAGATGCCTTCCTTTTCAAACTGTACGCCCACACCCAGCAACTTGAGCTTTCGTACATAGGCCAGAGCGTCTTTTGTGTTTCGTGCGAAGCGAGAGATGGACTTCGTTATGATGAGGTCAATGTGCTTGAGCTCACACATGCGGATCATCCGCTGAAATTCATCACGGGTTTCACTTTTCATTCCGGTAAGCCCTTCATCGGCGAAGATGTCCACCAGTTCCCAATCGTCGCGTGCTCCGATATATTTTTTGTATGCTCGGATCTGTGCGGCATAGGAGTTGAGCTGATCGGCAGAGTTGGAAGACACTCGGCAGTAAGCTGCAACCTGCATCTTCTTCGTGCTCTGCCTTGTGATAGGGGTGATGAGCCGTACTTCAGGCATTTCGGTGTCCTCCTCTCTCGTTTTTTGGTTGGTATCATATTATGATACCAACCACTTTTGGCAAACCACATTATACTGATAACTCTTCTGAATAGCTACCAAAACAATTGGAACAGCGCAGAATTGACCTTATGCACAATTTTCAGTGGGCTAATACGATATCCGCGCCGGTAAGCTTCATATAATATTTTTTCGCCCTGGCATATTCCTTTTCTGTGATCAACTCCTGCGCAAGGAGATCCTTCAGCATATCAACAATAAAGAGAAAATTGGCGTTCTTGGTGTTCTTGTTTGACAGCACGGTGCTACCTCCTCGTAGTTGATTTCGTGTTTATAGAAATGAGCAGAGGCAGCAGTTACAGTATAGTCTGCTGCCTTTGGCGGGTTCGCTGCTCCATGTAGTACACACTGCAAAGAGCAACTTTTCAATATAATTATGCCGAAATTATTGGCACTTTTCAAAATTGCAGATGATAGAAATCTAAGGACAAGTCTTGTCCTCACATTTCTATCATCAAAAAGGCGGGAGCCGTCCATTGGTTGGAAGAATATTGCTTTTCCCTGGTATGGTTCGGCTCCC